AGGTAATAGAAGGAATATTCCGTCCTCCATCATCATTTTCATTGTATTTTTATATGACCTCCCCTCAGTGTCCAAATTTTCATTTATTAATTGAGTAACCTGTGATTTAGCTTCGTCATCTAAAAATGGAACATCTAAATTCACAATCCTATCATTGATGTCAAAAAATTCTTCACCGAATACACCATATTTGGTGACGCCAGTTAATAGGTTTCTAACCAACCAATTATTTTTATCTTGTTCAAATAATAGGTTACCTTTTTCTTTAATTTCTGAAAGTGTGAGAGGTGTGTTTTTTATCTCAGGAAAAAGAGATATGAGTCTTTTAATACCCATATTCTTTATCCCTGAAATATTGTCTGAAGGGTCACCACATAAAATTTTAATTAATTTTACATTTTCAATTAAAATTGTTTCGTGGTCGTATTCAATTGTATCCTTTGGTTTGTATAACTTACCGTGTGAAGGATTAAATAATTGAGTGTGTTCATTAACAAGTTGTGCTAAATCTCTGTCTGAAGAATAAATAATCTTTTTTTCGTTAGGGGAGTTTTGAACATAGTATGCAATGCAATCATCAGTTTCACAATTTTTATACTCACCTTGTCTAACATAAAGTTCTTCAAGGTATTGTTTTATTCTTGTTCTTTGATAATTGTAATTATCAACCTCCTCTTCGGTCCTTATTCTACTTCGTCTATTCTCTTTGTATTGATGATATATTTGTTTTCTTAGGATTGCAGAATCTTCTCCGTCCCAAAAAACTACAATTTTATCTAATTGATATATCTCAAACGCTCTTCTAAGAGTATTGATAAAATGATAAATTCCTCCAATATGTTTGCCCTTATAGTAATGGTTTTTGAGACCATAGAAACCAATCGTAAGTAAATTATCTCCATCAACAAGTAAAACGGACATTTAAATTTTTATTATAGATTACTCTTCTTCTGTTACAACTTGTACGTCTGCGATGTCTGTAACGTTAACACCTAATTGTTTACCGATATACTCACTATTGTCTCGTTTGTATTCTTCGATAGAACGTTTTTCTTCAGTATCGTCTTTACCGTGCATAAATCCTTGTGGAGTTACCAAGATACGACCATCCTCATATCCACCACCATTGATGTGGTTCTTACTGATTGAGATTTTAGTACGTGTTGCGATTCTGATTTTTCTCTTATCTTTAGTGATAGAGATTTTAGTAGTCCCCGCACCTTTTTGGTTACCAAATAAGAATACCAATGATGAGTTTAACCAAATGGCTTCTCCACCTTTAGCTTTGATTTTTGGTTGTCCAAAAGGATTATCAGGTAATTCTACCCAAGGTTGGTTAACGATAACCAATGTACTTGTGTAAGGTTTGTCTGTTCTTCTTGAACCTGCAATACGTTGGTTGATTCCCATACCAATCTTATCAGCTAAAACTGATGCGTTGTGTTGTTTACCACCTTTACCATCAAAGGTCATTTTACAAGGAACTGAACCTACTGAATCCCAAAGGAATAATAAGTCGTGTGGAATGTCTCCTTTTTGTTGTGCATCTAATAAGTCGTTGATGTACTCAGTAATTTGTTCGATGTATTCGAAATCACTATTAAAAAGATAATCACCTTCTTTATCAAATCCCATTAACTCCGCGTGTTCCCAACTCCATTTCTGCTCTGTAATGATGAACACAGGAATAATTCCTTTCTTTTGAGCATCAACCGCAGTCTTTACTAATGCGGTTGTTTTACCTGTATCACTATGTCCTAATAACATATTGATGTGACCCATTGCAGGACCAGGTAAACCTGTTGCTTCCAAGAAGGCATCACCCAAATCGAAGAAACGGTCTGGTTTGTATTCGGCTTCTTTCGAGAATTTCTTCTTGATTGCCGAAAAGTCTGTTTTTTTAATACCTGCCATTGTTTTGTTTTTAAAAGTGGGGTGGATATTTCACCACCCCTATGAATTATTTAGAACGGTAAATCATCGTTTGATTCTTCCTCATCTTGTGGGTCAGTATAAGTTACTGACGGTGCCGCAGATGGGGTAGATGCTCCGATAGTTGCTTCACCTGTTGAGTTTGAAACAAATTTCTTTGCTTCACTATCCCAACGTGGAACTTCACCTCTTGCTACCATTTCAAGATAATCTTCACCTTTTTTAGAATAAACATCTGCCCAAGTTAACTCGTCGTTTGTCCATTGTTGGGCAATTGATGAGTCTGTGTGTAGTGGAGATGGGTCATCAGGGATTACTGAACTGATTGTTGTGTATTCTTTACCATTACCGGCTTTAGTTAGAGATAATGTAAGAATTAAGTCACGACCTTTTTCAACATCTGTAACATCACCTTTAGTTCTGAAAATTGGGTGGATTTTATCCAATACCCCGTCAGCCTTTGTGTTATGTTTAAATCTCCAAAATTTTGGTCCGTCTTGTTCGTTATCACGGTCGATAACTTTAACGATGTAGAAACCACGAGAACGATAGCTTCTTGCTAAGTCTCTGTCTTCTTGTACACCTGTCATCATTAAACTTTCATAAACTTCATTTAATGGTGAACGCTTACCCTCTTGTGCTGGGTCATATAATTTAGTCCATTGTCCATCAACCTGAATTTCGTGAAATTTAACAGGTACGAATGGAGTTCCACCATCTGCAGGTGGTAAAATACGAATACGTTTTTCCACACTTCTCACACCTTTTGGTAAGATTGTTGTGAAATACTTCTTCATTCTATCCTCTTGGGATACTTTGTTTGCACTGCCGCTTGCGGCGTTTTTGGTCTTCTCATACTGAGCAAGTACCGAATCTAATACTGACATAATAATTGGGTTTTAAATTAAATAATAATTTATCTATACTTAAAGTATAAACAAAAAAAGCCGGATTGTCAAACCCGGCTTCAAAAATTTTAAGGAATTTTTATTCCAACGTTAAGAGATACGATAATTTGTTTACGTCCGCTAAAATCTCGTCTTTTATGTTTAATAAATCTGTGTCTTTTTCCTGTGACAACCCGTTTGCAATTCCGATAATGTTAGATTTCAAAGTTTTTAAAAATACAGTTAAATCTAATTCTGACAAATTCTGTAAATTAAGTGTTCTTTCACTTTCACTTAATGTGAATCTACCATACTTTCCCATCGCAACTTCAACAAATGAATCTATATTTTTACCCATAGATGAATATATCTTTCCAAATGCAATATGTCTAGAATATCCTTTGGTTTGCCAATGTAATATTTTAAATTGTATCTGTGCTTCTAATAAAAATTGAACGTTAGTACTGAGGTTCATTATCGTCTTGGTCTGGGTTGAATGATTTCATTATTTGTTCTTTACCATAACTTTCAACTTCATCCTTAGTTAAAACGTACTCATTTTTACCCGATTGTCTCATTTCGTCTTGTTTTTGACTAAAGAAGTCTTGTGGGTGTTGATTAAATGGATATGAATCTAATGAACGCATTTCCAATTTCTCTTGTGGAGTTTTTGGTTTAACTTGTTCAATTCGATTACCTAATTCATCAATCTTAGCCATCACAGAATCCATTTGAGCCAACTTCTGTTCTAAATCAGATAACTTACTGAATACACCATCCATTTTTTGGATGACGTCATTGTTATTATCTTTTGAAGTGTCTAATTGGTTTTTGATATTTTTAGTCATATTAACTAAATCAGTAATATCAATCTCTTCAGTACCTCCAGCAGCATCCACAGGTGCTCCTTCAACAGGAGGTGCGGCTGCGGCGTCTACAGGTGCTCCTTCAACAGGTGGAGCTGCTAATGGGTCAGCCGGTGCTCCTTCAACAGGAGGTGCAGCTGCTAATGGGTCAGCAGGTGGAATTGCAGGAACTGCAGCGTCCGCACCCATATCTTGTTCCAAAATCATTGTCTGTGTGTATTTGTTAATCGCTCTGTGACGATTTAACTCTTCCATTAATTTTTGTTCTAACATAATATTAGTCTTGTAATAATTGTCTACCGTCTTCGGTAATATATTTTTTATTGATTCTTTCAACGATACCGTCTTTTGACCTTATGATGTAGCACTCACCAGTCACTAAATCACACTCTTCTCTTTCCATACCATCTTGAGATGTTCCCTTGACAGTTTTTGGGTTTAAGAATTGGTCCACCGAGTTTTTTATTTTTGAATTTTCCATATCTTTTTATATAAATATCAAGAAATTTTTAAATTTTATTTTATTAATCGGAAATAAACAACATCCCCCTCAAATAATCCGAGTTCGTCCATTAATGCTTTGGACATTCCTATACCATATGGTATTCCATCCGCAG